CGTGAAGGCGCCCGCCTTGGCGTTAAGGTAGCAACTGAGATCGACAAAGCCAGCCGTGAGGATATAAAGGCTGGAATTGAGTTGGGTCAAGAACTGGCACGGGAGATGACCAATGATGGAAGTAATCAAAGAAAAAATTAGAGGTTATATGAATGATATCGCTGACCATATGGCAGGTGGCGGATGCTCAAACCATGAAGAGTATATTCGACTTGTCGGAAAAGTTGAGGCGTTGGCCCTTATTGAACGAGAAATCCTTGATTTGGAAAAAAGGCTCGAAAACGACTAGGACTTCCGCAAAGGAAATTGGTGAGTTATATTGTGAATGTGGAGACTTTCAAGGCGTTAGCCTTGCAAGGTACTGTGAACCTGAATCACTGCAAAAGGAACAGAAATGTATTCTGCTGAAAAAACGGTTGATGAAAATATCGCCCGCAAAATACCAGAACCAACTGGTTACAAACTCTTAATTAAACCGCTTGAGGTTAAAGAAAAGACTGATTCCGGCATTTACATGCCAGATGCACTGAAGAACGCGGAACAAACCGCCTCAGTCATTGGTTTTGTAGTGAAGGCTGGGCCAGATGCATACAAGGACACTGATAAGTTTCCTAATGGCCCATACTGTAAGGAAGGTGACTTCGTTATTTTTAGATCTTATTCCGGCACAAGGTTTAAGGTTGAAAAGCAGGAGTTTCGTCTTATCAATGATGACACCGTAGAGGCTGTTGTCGATGACCCAAGGGGATACACAAGAGCATGAATAATACCGCTGAAAAGATTGAAGAAGATTTCACTGAAGTGGAATTGAATAATGATTCCGAATTTGAGGTTGACATCGTTGATGACACCCCAGAAGAGGACAAGGGCAAGCCTCGCCGTGCGGAAGATGCTGAAGCGCAGATTCCAGAAGATGATGAGATTGCAAACTATAGTGAAAATGTGCAGAAGCGCATTAAGCAATTAAAGTTTGAATATCATGAAGAAAGGCGCCGCAAAGAAGAAGCCTCGCGGATGCAAGAAGAGGCCGTTGAATACGCCCGAAAAATTTATGAGGAGAACCAGAAGCTCCGCAAGACCCTAGAAGAGGGCGAAGGTGTTCTGGTACAACAGGCAAAAAGCCGTGTTGAAGCTGAACTTGATCGTGCTAAGGCGTCTTACAAAGAGGCCTATGAAACTGGAGATCCAGATAAATTACTTGAGGCACAGGAAAAGTTAACAGCTCTCCAAAACGAAAAGTATAGAGTTGAGTCTTACAAACCAAAGCCACAAAAAGCGGAAGAACAGCCACGGCAGTTCCAAGCAAAACCAAAGGTTCCAGAGCCTGATGCCCGTACAAAGCAGTGGGCCGCTCAAAATGACTGGTTTGGTAATGACTCAGAAATGACAGGTTATGCCTTTGGTGTGCATGAAACTTTGGTAAAACAAGGTATCAATCCACAGACACAGGCAGATGAGTATTATAGCCGTATTGACGCTTCTATGCGTCAACGGTTCCCAGACAAGTTTGGTGAACAGATAATTGAGGATGCACCTGTTCGTCAAGCTGGTTCCGTGGTTGCCCCCGCTAGTCGGAGTGCAAAAAAACCACGCAGAGTGCAATTGACCTCAACACAAGTCGCTCTCGCCAAGCGTCTTGGCCTTACGGCAGAACAATATGCGGCGCAACTCTTGAAGGAGGCATCAAATGTCTGATAGAACCCCACGCTCTAATGAGACCCGTGAAGTAACGACTCGTAAAAAAAGTTGGCAAAGACCCGGCATGCTGCCTACCCCCGAACCACGCGAAGGTGTTGAATATCGCTGGGTTCGCACATCTACTTTGGGTAACGCAGATAACACCAATGTCTCGTCTAAGTTTCGTGAGGGTTGGACGCCAGTCAAGGCAGAAGATCATCCTGAATTACAAGTGTTGCCTGATATCGATTCTCGATTTCAAGGTAATGTTGAGGTTGGAGGCTTGCTACTCTGCGAGAACTCAACCGAATATGTAGAATCTCGCCGTGAGGCTCACGATGAGATGAACGCACAGCAGATAGACTCAGTAGATAACAATTATCTACGTCAATCTGATCCTCGTATGCCTGTTCTAAAACCAGAACGGTCTACGAAAACCTCGTTTGGTAAGTGACCTTAAAACTGGCGCTTACCGTTGTTTAATGGCTTGATATGAAGGAGAGATGATTATGTCTTCAGTAGCCGCTCCCTTCGGTCTGCGCCCAATTGGCCGCTTGGATAATGGTTCTCAGGAAGTTTTCCGCCAGTATCCAATCGCTTCTGCATACGGCACGAACATCGCAATGGGCGATATTGTTCACCTCGTAGACGGTGGCACCGCGACCACAATTGAAAAGCAGTCCGCAGTAGGTACATCTGCGATTGATATCGTAGGTGTATTTATTGGGTGTTCATACACCGACCCTAATACAAAGCAGAAAGTTTTCTCTCAGCTTTGGCCTGCAAGCACTGTTGCATCTGATGCAATGGCGTTTGTTGTAGATGACCCGAATACTCTGTTTGCAATCCAAGCAGACGGCGCACCAGCTAACGTTGGTGACATCTACGGTAAGAACTGTACTCTGGTACAAACTGCACCAAACACTGATCTCAAGATCAGCCGTGTAGCTTTAGACATCTCAGAACTTGATGTAACCGCAACAGACCCAATCAAGGTAATTGATTATCTGGGCGGCCACGAAGGTGATGAGAAGGGTTCAGCTTACCCAATTCTGGTTTGTAAGTTCAACTACCATCAGCTCACCGCAGCTGCTGGCGCAGCCTAAAGGAGTGTAACTGATGGCTATTTCACGCGCACAACTCCTGAAGGAACTACTGCCGGGTCTTAATGCATTGTTTGGAATGGAGTACTCAAAGTACGAAAACGAACATGCGGAAATCTACGAAACCGAAACTTCAGAGCGTAGCTTTGAAGAGGAGGTCAAATTATCTGGTTTTGGCGCAGCGCCTGTAAAACCAGAAGGTTCAGCGATTTCCTATGACAACGCGCAGGAGTCTTTCACCGCCCGTTACAACCACGAAACTGTGGCTATGGGCTTCTCTGTGACTGAAGAAGCTATGGAGGATAACCTCTATGACGCTCTTTCAGCTCGCTACACAAAAGCTCTGGCTCGCGCCATGGCTTACACCAAGCAAGTTAAGGCAGCGGCTCTGCTGAACAACGGCTTCACCACTTTCCAGTCTGGCGATGGTGTAACCCTGTTCAACACTTCGCACCCAACTGTGCAGGGTGGTGTAAACGGTAACCGTCCTGCGGTTAACGCTGACTTGAACGAAACTTCTTTGGAAGATGCCGTTATTAACATTGCCGCTTTCGTTGATGAGCGCGGCCTGTTGATTGCTGCTCGCCCACAGAAACTCATCGTTCCACCAGCACTGATGTTCGTTGCAACTCGTCTGCTTCAGACAGACTTGCGTGTTGGCACCGCCGACAACGACATCAACGCTCTGCGTAGCAATGGTTCAATCCCACAGGGCTTCCGCGTCAATCACTACTTGACTGACAACGATGCGTTCTTCCTGACTACGGATGTTCCAAACGGCATGAAGCACTTTGTCCGTACTGCGATGTCAACATCTATGGATGGCGACTTCGACACAGGCAATGTTCGCTACAAAGCCCGTGAGCGTTACAGCTTCGGCGTTTCTGACCCATTGGGCGTGTACGGTTCACCCGGCGCCTAATTGTACTAGGGTACAAACTTTTGGATTGGGCGGCTTCCGGGTCGCCCTTTCTTTTTGTATAATGTATAGGAACCTTGACAGTCGCATGGTGCGGCTGACACTAGCCAAGACAAGGAGTTCCTCATGGCTAATACAACTTTTTCGGGGCCGATTATTTCTAACAACGGCTTCACTTCTACTGGCATCGCATTTGCCGACCTCCCATCAGCTACTGCTAACACAGGACGGATTATCTTCTGCTCTAACGCCCGCAAGGCGGCTGAGGGTGCTGCCGCTGGAACAGGCAACCTAGTATTCTCTGATGGCACCAACTGGATTCGTGTAGACACTGGCGCAGTAGCAGTCGCTTAATAGGAGGCTATGATGTCTTCTTTTGAAGTAAGAGCTTATAACGTGCCGTTGGCTGGCTTTTCCGCTGGCCTTGTTGGACCCGCTAGATCCCGTATCAAGGGTGTTCTTGTTTACGGAACCGCTCCAGTATCATTTACGCTAAAAGATGGAACTAATGCAGGCGAGACGCTTCTTGCCCTGACGGTTGCTGCTGGCTGGAACGATATATACATTCCAGATAACGGAATTGTTGCGGAAAACGGCGTGTATGTATCTGCCTTATCAGGCACAGGCGCAATAATCACATTGTTGTTGGGTTAAATGGCTGGGAGAGAAGTACATAGCGCGCATTCACACCTTAGCGGTGCTATGGTCACAACAAGAAACAGATTAATGGGCGTTGTTGTGAATACTGCATCAGGGGCAACTGGAAACGTTATATTTTATGATAACGCCTCCGCTGCCTCTGGCAGAGTTCTTCTTGAGGTTGATGAAAAGTCCCAAGGCACTACAGACATAATCATTCCCGGAGACGGGATTTTGGCCAAGAACGGTGTTTATGTCTCACTGCCAGCCAACGTAACCGCTACAATATTTTACATGTAGAGCGATTGCTATGCCTAGGAAAAAAGAAACCCCGATAAAGACTTCAGTGAAGTCGGGTAATTTTAGGCCTACCAAAAAAGGCGCTGGCATGACCCAAAAGGGTGTAGCAGCTTACCGCAAGGCTAATCCGGGCAGTAAACTTAAAACAGCTGTCACAGGCAAGGTAAAGCCCGGTAGCACCGCTGCTAAGCGCCGCAAGTCTTTCTGCGCCCGTTCTGCTGGTCAAATGAAGAAGTTCCCAAAGGCCGCTAAGAATCCAAATAGCAGACTTCGTCAAGCCAGAAGAAGGTGGAAGTGCTGATGACTGAGCCAGTTGAGGTAACACTTGCCAGACTAGAAGAGCGTATAAAGACGCTGTCTGATGAGGTGCGGCACGTTCATGAAGAGGTGTCCGACCTGAAGGCGCAAGCCAACAGGTGGAAGGGCGCGTTCTGGGTAATTTTGGCTTTGGGTGGTGTGGTAGGCACAGTCGCTCATTTATTTATAGGCTGGATGAGATGACTATCTCAAGAGCCAACATGGAGAAGCAATTGGAATACGGAAAGAAAAAAGCAAAGAAAATGTTGGTTGGTGGCGATGTAAGCCCACTAGCTGGCGCCATCACTGGCAAGGGAATGATGGGCCGCGCCCTTGGCAAGGGACTGCGTAACGTAAGTCCTCTTGGTCGTTTAATTAGCGATGAACAGCGAAAAAAAGAAAAAGCCGCCGCTGGCGCCATTGCTCAGGCCGCGCAACCCGGCTCTCAGTCAATGAAGGCTCAAGGCATGGCTGGCATGACCCCGATGAAAGCTGGCGGTGCTGTAAAGAAGAAGCGTGATGGAATTGCGGTTAGGGGGAAGACCCGTGGCAAATACTGTTAAAAGAAACTACAAGGGCGAGTACAAGAATTACCAATCATCTACAAAGCAAAAGAAACGCAGAGCTAGTAGAAACACAGCGAGAAACAGAATGGTTGCAGCAGGAAAGGCAAAAAAGGGCGATGGTAAAGATGTCGCTCATAAAAATGGCAATCCTAATGACAACAGGAAATCAAATCTAAAGATTGTTTCAGCCGCAAAAAACAGATCATTTCGCAGAACATCTACGGCTAGAAAAGTGAACAAGAAATCATAATGGCAAAAAGGGTAGATAGTGT